AATAATTTTTATTGGGATCCATCAGCCTTAGCTTGGGTTTCTCTATAAAGTTGACATCACAATAAAATTTGTATAAAATTATTTTCATAAAGATATATGAATTTAAAAAATTATTATTGGTATTTTCAGTCCGTAATTCCAAAACGTATTTGTGACGACATTTCTAAATATGGAAAACAATTACAAGATGGCATGGCTATTACAGGTTCTACAAAAAACAAAAAATTAAATTTAAAACAAGAAAAAGATTTAAAAAAAGTAAGAAATTCTAATGTTGCTTGGATGAATGATAGGTGGATCTATAATGAAATTCAACCTTATATTGCTCAAGCGAATGCTAACGCTGAATGGAATTTTCAATGGGATAGATCTGAGTCTTGTCAATTTACAAAATATAAAAAAGGTCAGTTTTATGATTGGCATTGTGATAGTTTTGATAGACCATACACTTCTAAGAACCCAGATGAACACGGAAAAATTAGAAAATTATCTGTAACAGTAACTTTGTCTGATCCTAAAGATTACACAGGAGGAGAATTAGAATTTGATTTTAGAAACGTAAATCCAAATAAAAAATCTAGTATTAGAAAATGCACAGAAATTTTACCTAAAGGTTCTTTAGTTGTGTTTCCAAGTTTTGTATGGCATAGAGTTTGTCCTGTAAAAAGTGGAGAAAGAAATAGTTTAGTTATTTGGAATTTAGGAACACCATTTATATAGGAGAGTTAAATGACACAAAAAAAACAATTTAAAAAAAATAAATATACAGTTTTAAAAAAAGCTATATCGCTAGAACTAGCTGATTTTGTTTATAAGTATTTTTTAAATAAAAGAAAAGTAGCAAGATTTTTATTAGATGAAAAATACATATCTCCTTTTACAGAATATTTTGGTATATGGAACGATGAACAAGTACCTAATACTTATTCACACTACAGTGATATTGCAATGGAAACTTTATTAGAAGAAGTAAAACCTGTAATGGAAAAACACACCGGTATTAAGTTAAGTCCTACATATTCCTATGCAAGAATATACAAAGAAGGAGATATACTAGCAAGACATAAAGATAGATACTCTTGTGAAATATCTACAACATTAAATTTAGGTGGTGATAAATGGCCAATATATTTAGATCCTACCGGTAAAGAAAGTCAATCTGGTATTAAAGTAGATTTAGAACCCGGTGATATGCTTATATATTCTGGATGTGAATTAGAACATTGGCGAGAAGAATTTACAGGCAAAAATTGTGGACAAGTGTTTTTACATTATAACAAATTATCATCTAAAACAGCAAAAGAAAATTATCTTGATAAAAGACCTTTGTTAGGGGTTCCTGGTTATTTTAAAGGACACACTAAGACCATTAAAAATTAAATTGAATTAACTAAGAATGTAATATAATACCTAGTAAACAGGATTTTATATGTTACAAAAACTAGGCTTTGTCCCCGGATATAATAAACAAGTTACGGAATTAGGCGCTGAAGGACAGTGGTTTGATGGTAACAATGTTAGATTTAGATATGGTTCACCGGAAAAACTAGGCGGTTGGGATCAATTAGGGGAAGATAAATTAACAGGAGCTGGTAGAGCTTTGCATCATTGGGATAATAATGCAGGTGTTAAGTATGCAGCAATAGGCACAAATAGAATGTTGTATGCATATTCTGGAGGTCAATTTTATGACATTACTCCTATAAGAGTGAGTATAGCAAACGTTACTTTTTCAAGTGCAAGCGGCACTCCAACAGTTACAGTTACATTTTCAACATCTCATGGTATGCAAGAAGATGATGTTATATTATTTGACGGTGTAAGTGGGGTTACTGCAATAGGGTCTACTTTTAATGACGCTTCTTTTGAAGATAAAAAATTTATGGCAACTTCAGTGCCTACATCTACTACAATTACAATTACAATGCCAAGTAATGAAACAGGAACTCAATTAAATAATTCAGGAGATGCTACAGGAAAACCTTTTTATCATGTTGGACCATCTCAACAACTAGGTGGATTCGGTTGGGGTACAGCAAACTTTGGTGGGACTGCCTCTGGTATTGCAACTACAACTTTAACAACTGCTTTAACAGATACAATTACAACTAATATTGTTATTGCAAACTCAACAGCGTTTCCAGATTCTGGAGAAATTAGAATTGGTACAGAAGATATTAGTTATACAAACAATGACCAGGCAACAGGGACTTTAAGTGGAGGAGCTCGAGGTGTTAATGGTACTACAAAAGCTACACATAGTGCAGGAGTAACTGTAAGTAATATTTCAGCTTTTGTTGCATGGGGTGAATCTTCTACAGATGACGTAACATTAGATCCAGGTTTATGGGTATTAGATAATTTTGGTACAAAATTAATTGCACTTATTTATAATGGCGAATGTTTTGAGTGGGATGCACAACCAACAAATTCTACTTCAATTAGAGCAACCCTTATTGCAAATGCTCCTACTGCATCTAGACATGTATTGGTATCTACACCAGATAGACACTTAGTATTTTTTGGAACAGAAACAACGGTGGGAAATAAAACAACACAAGACGATATGTTTATAAGATTTTCAGACCAAGAAAATATTGATGGAGCTACGGCTTATACTGTTACTGCAGAAAATACAGCAGGAACACAAAGACTTGCTGCAGGTTCTAAAATTATGGGAGCTATAAAAGGTAGGGATGCAATTTATGTTTGGACAGACACATCATTATTTTTAATGAGATTTGTAGGTGCACCTTTTACTTTTTCTTTTGAACAAGCTGGAACTAACTGCGGATTGATTGGTAAAAATGCATGTGTTGAAGTTGATGGTGTTGCTTATTGGATGTCAGAAAATGGTTTTTTTACTTACGACGGTCAATTAAAATCTATGCCGTGTCTTGTTGAAGACCACGTTTATGATAATTTAAATAGCACAGCTAGAGATTTAATTAATTGTGGTTTAAATAATTTGTTTACAGAAGTTAATTGGTTCTATTGTAGTAATGGGTCTAATCAAATAGATCGTGCGGTTACATTTAATTATTTAGAATCAACTAATAAAAGACCGGTATGGACTGTAAATTCAATAACAACAGAAACTAATTCATCAGGTGCAAATACAAAAATAGGTTTACCCAGAGCATCATGGTCAGACTCAGCTGTATTTGCTAAACCTCATGCAAACTATTATGATCCTGATAGTAATGCTTCTTATGATGTAATTGGTAACACTGACGGCTGTACAATTTATTATGAGCATGAAACAGGGACAGATCAAATTGATGCTGGAGGTGTGGTTACACCATTAAAAGGAACAATTACATCCGGTGAATTTGATATTACACAGAAAAGAGCTGCGTCAGGTCAATCAATTGGTGCGCCAGATATTAGGGGTGATGGTGAGTTTATTGCAAAAATTAGTAGAATAATACCAGATTTTATAGAACAAGTAGGAGATACAAGAGTATCACTAGTTACTACAGATTACCCAATTAACACTCCGGTAGTAAGACCATTTGATATAAAAACAACTCAAACAAAACAAGACGTTAGAATAAGAGCTAGGGCAATTGCTTTACAAATTTCTAATATAGCTGTTGCACAAAATTGGAAACTAGGTACATTTAGATTAGACATAATGCCTGATGGAAGGAGAGGATAATGGTAGCGTTTTATAATAAAGCAGATCAAGATTTATATAATAATGACAATCTTAAGTATATGCCACAAGAAGAATATAGATTGGGTATGGGTACTACTACAGGCAAACCAAACATGTTAGACATGTCTGGAATTTTTTCTAATTCTGGAATAATGTCTCAAGCACCTGTCCCTTTAAAATACATACCACCGGAAGGCGATGGCGGTGGCGGTAAACCTCCTGGACCTGCCGTAGATAATTCACAATTTGATTATGAATATGATGCTTTAGGTGCTTTAGATAATCCTAACAATGTTGGTTTAACAGAAGAAGAACAAGAAGCTTTAAACGCATCAATAGCAGGACCACAGTTAAGTAAATTAGGTACACTAGGTACAATAGGCGCATTTTTTGCATCCCCACTTACAACAATAGGTTATCTTCATAGACGTGATAAAAAAGAACAAAAAAGATTAGAAGAGAAAACACGACAAGCAGGTATTCGAGCAGATTTTGATAGAGCAGTGGCACAAGGTGATTCTTTTTATGATGATTTAAACGAGGGTCGAGGTGCCAGTGTATCTAAAGAATCTAGAGAAAATGCAGGACCGGGTTTTAATGATGTGACTGAATCAGGTTCTCATGCAGATGGTGGTAGAGTTGGATACTTCTTTGGTGGTAGAGTAAATTATAAAACAGGTGGTAGAGTCAGCTTTAAAAACAGAGGCTTAGCAAGTATTTTATAATGGCAAAAATTGTACAATCATTAACTAGAGCAAGTAAAGAATATGAAGAGAGAACTTTTCAATCGTTAGTAAGAGATCTTGACGGTGTTATTAATAAATTAAATACTTCTTTTCAAGAAGAGCTTAAACAGGAGATAGAAGCGAGAGCTTTCTTTTTAGAATAATGGCAGTAGTAAACCAATACAAATTTAAAGGTATAGATAATAGCACAACAGGTAGTGCACTTACACCTTTAGGAACAGGTAATCCTTTAATCAA